CTGGAATAGCATTTGTTGTTATGATTATTTTAGAAGCTCTAAAGTTGACTTGTCCCCCTTTGGTTTCAACCATAAGGGGGTAACGGTCGCAAATCCTTAATAATAAGTCGAACGGTAACCAGCCGTAGAACTCGTCTATTACGACCACATCGTGGGAGCTATAGTTGTCCCACCATTGGGAGCGTTGTTTCCAATAAGCATCGGGATAGTTTTCTAAAGTGTGTTTTGATTTCCCGGTGCCGGTGGGGCCTTGTATTACGAAGACTTCTGTAGCGTGATTACGAGGTTGTGATATTAACAACCGGTATTTTTCAAGGCCTCTGAAAGTGGACGTGTACACGCTGAAGTCGAAGTTAGCGAGTTCAAGGTCGGTTGCTCCACTGTCAATCATGTTTTTCATTGCTTGCAATGTGTCGGACCGTGTAGTCCGTTTTTTTGATTGACTGTTGGATAGAATTATAGATGCCGTTCGCTTGTCTGTACTGATCATAATGGTATTTGCGCAATTCATCGTATCGGTGGGATTGCTGACGTAAAGTCTCGAGGTCGTTTCTAAGATCTCGTTCAATATTGTTGGCGACGTGTCTTTCATGCAATATTGTAGCGCTTTTTGCGCGTTTGATTTTTGGGCTCTTCGTTCGAGGTGGGCTCGATGCAAATATTTCTTGACGTAGTTCATCCGTCGATGACGATCTAATTCCAAGTAACCTTGATAATGCGGAGTCCCGCATTCTCCTATTTCAAGTTGAGCAAAAGCAAATTGTATGCTTGATGATTCGGCCAAACCAAGTAGTTGCAATTCGTCGAAGGCCGTTGGATTGTTTATTGTGAAACACCAATATTGGCTTGCCATTAAATTTGGAAATGAGGCTGCAGCAGGGGTAGTGTGCGGAGCACACTTAGTATTACCCCCTGCTGCCCGCACGCACAGGATTTAAACTTGTTTTTTGTATACCTGTGCGGTTGTGCGGAGGAAAAATCGAACATTATGAGGGGTCGCTTTGCGATCTTGAATAGTATTCATTTTCGATTTTGACTTATGTCGAACAGACCCAGACCTTATTATAAGTATAATCTTCGAAGTTTACCTTCGGCGGAAAGGCGCGGAGCCCTATCCGCTGTTGGTAAGCTGAAACATCATTGGCGTCAAACTTTGCCTAAATTTGCCCTTGGGCAAATTAATCCATTTGACCCTAATGTGAAGGGAGCTCGTGTCCCTGATCAGAATACAGCGCCTAGCGATACTTTTTATGCCCAGGACGAGACCGGAGTTTCTGTGCAAACAACAAACTTCGCTCAATGTAAGGCATTTATGCCTTGTGTACGTCATGTATTGGCTCAATCAAACGTTTCTTCAACGACTGGTTGGTCGTGGCCTGCTCTTTATGGCGGGAAATTTTCTACGGGCAATTTGACATCAATTGAAGCGCAGTTTCAATTGTATCGTCCAGTTTCCCACGGAGTTAAAATTCAATGTGCCACTAGTAACTTGAATGCCGAAGGCTATGTTCATGTGGCATTATACTCAGCTTCAACCCGGGATTCAACTTGGTTGTTGCCGGAGAATATTAATGAAATGAGTGAATGCCCATATTATAAGCGAATTCCTTTGGCGCAGTTGAGTAATAATGGGCCATTGTACGTTGTTAATAAGTACATGGATCCAAGTGCCCATGTTTACAGGGATATTACATACACTGCTGCCCAAAGTAGTGAGAATGAGTTTATGACAACCTTTGGTTGGATGACAATTTTGGTTGCAGTTACTGGTGTTACAAATAACAGTTCTGTGCTTGTTGAAAACATTGCACATTTTGAAGGCACATTACGTAAAACTGCTTTTGGTCAAGCCCGTAGTGCTGAGCCATCTGATACTGTGTTATACGATAGTGTAACTCAAGCAGTATCTACTAGTAATCCAATTGTTCAAACGATTGATGATTTGACTCGTGCTCCAATGCATGTTGCGGAGTTTGTTGATGATATGGCCAATGCAATTGGTAATAGCGCATTAGGTCAAACTCTTGGTATGATAATCCCGGCGCCGGTAAGTGCCGCGATGGCTATTCCTCGTGCTGGTATACGCGCTGTTGCTAATATTAGTCGATATGCTCGTAGTCGCCGTGCTAGCGCTGCATCGCAGCGTAATCGGCGTGGTAGAGCTGCTGCTGTAAGAGCTAATCGAGTGGGTCGAACTTATGATGCAAGTGCTGATGCTTTGTAGTTTAAAATTTATTGTAAAGGAGTTAAAGAAAATATATTATTCTTTAATTGTATTTCAGCTTACTTTGTTAGATCTATAACCTCTTGTTTGGAGTTTGGGTCTGATTCGTTGTCTGAGTCGGGCTCAGTTTCTGAGTCTTCTTGGAGATGTATTTGTTGTACATGATTCCGAGTTTCCAAGTTTATTATTTTGACGTGAAGTCTATGTATTTCATCTTGGGCTTTTGCAAGGAGATTAACATAGCGTTTACGATATTGTTCCAAAAGACCTTCATATTCACGGCAAGCATCTTGATATGCAAGGCAATACTTGGTGCGTTCCAAGTGTGTTAATTTTGCAATAGGTCTGAAGACTGGTTTAGGCATAGCGAAGCAAATTGAGAAATGAGGTAACTACTTGGTGAGGATATGTTGTTGCATAGATAAGTAAATCCGCCGTCGGATAACCCATCCCTTGTTATCAGTTGCCCATCATCATACCCATCCTCGTTGAAGATTCAAAAGAGGATGGGATGGAGATGAGATGGAGATGGGCATCTGATTAGGGATAGGGTCCCCCAAAGGACGCGTCCCCGCAGCGTGACATTACCGGGAGGGGAGGGCACCCCCCGGTAATGAAAGCGCGAGGGGCAAGAACCTACACCAGAATGCGACAACCGAAAAGGCGAAGCGAAGCGGAGCGGCGTAGCGTAGCGGAGCCTACCGACAGAATTAGCATATATTTTCAAGGTTATTGTTATTGTCATGCATCATTTTAACTGCATCGGAGTAATTTTCAAATTCGAATGAGGAGCCTAGAGTTGGCATTACCACCCACATAGTGACACGTCGAATGAACGATTGAAAGTAAACGTTTTTATACCACCGATCTGGAATAGCATTTGTTGTTATGATTATTTTAGAAGCTCTAAAGTTGACTTGTCCCCCTTTGGTTTCAACCATAAGGGGGTAACGGTCGCAAATCCTTAATAATAAGTCGAACGGTAACCA